CAAACTGTAAAAATGAGTCAAACTTATGATGATGGGGAAGGCAACATTACAGATCAACACAGAACTGTTACAGGCAACTGTGGAACAGAATGCAATACATTACACAACTATAAAAAATATACAGACACACTTATTGTAGGAGAAAACACAGCAACACAAGGCGCTGTCACTGTTCGTTTTGATTTTAATTCTGTTTACAACAACCCTAATTATCCAACAACTCATTATGGTGCTGATGTAGAACACCCAACACTACGTATAAAATACACTTTGCCGGACCTACCACCGTTACCTGGTTTACCTGAATTAATCCCCGATGATTTTCCAATAAATGAAATATTTAATCCAATAGAGTTTATAGAACCACCTATGATAAACATGCCTCCTATCGATATACCTAAGGAAGAAATAGACAGACCTCAAGACATTATGGTAAATACATATAGAGAACCAGAACCACCGATGGAGATTCCTGATGAAATCGAAGAGCAACCCATACGCGAAGAGCCTGTTGCAAACCAACCAGCACCGAAACCAGATCGTCCCCGACAAGAAGAACCACCAGTCGAGACAGCAGTTGAAGAAAGACCTGAAGAGCCAATGGAGACAAATTTAGTAGAAAGACCAGAACCAGAAGAACAACCAATGGAAATGGTAGAAGAACAACCAGAAGAGATAGAAGAGATTGAGATTGTAGAGGCAGAAATAGAAGAGGAGCAACCAGAGATAAAAGAAAAAATAGATTTAGATGTTGATCTTAATGCAATTAAAACAACGGTCAATATCATAAAACCTACAAAACAAGGACTACTAGGAGAAGAACCAAATTTAGAAGTTTATGCATCTGTCAACAATACTTTATTTACTGACGAACAATTACCTACGGGAGACCTTATGTTTTTTAAACAAATTAAACTAGAAGGTTATGATAAAACTATTTATAATAACAAAGAAAAAAAACTAGCTATGATGATGCAAGATCCTATTTTTGTGTACAATGTTCGATTACAAAAAAGCAGGAACAAAACAGACACAGCATATAGAAAATTAAAGGAGGCCTTAAGTGCAAGGAACAATATCTAAACTACAAACAATCGGAATGTTAATTGCATTAGTCTCTGCTATTGGTGGAGGTTTTTATACTTGGGGTACATTTAATCAAAGAATTGATGCGTTAGAAAAAAAGAAATATGTAGTCAATCAAAAAGTAGATTTATCTGAAATCAGAAAAGAAATAAAAGAACTTGACAATGATGTAACAGTTCAACTTAAGTTTCTACAAGAACAAATACAAAAAGCAAACGTTGAAATCAATATCAATAAAGCAACACTAGAATATTTAGCTGCAAAGATAGATGAAGTTAAACTAGAAAATAACAACCCTTTATTAAAAGGATTGTAACATGGTCAAGTTATCAGACTCGACACAAATTTCGTTACCGGCGCGTAACCTTTTAGCAATACTCGGAGCCGTGGCGATCGGCACAATGAGTTTTTTCTCAATTCAAGAAAGGCTTAATAACATTGAGACTACACTACAGTTAATGGAAAAAGATTTAGAATCCGCTAATACTTTTATTGATTCAGTGCCCAAAGGCGGCATGGTCAGTCCACAGGTCCAAGAGCTCTACATGTTGGTCGAGTACCTCGGCGAGAATGTGGACAAGCTCAAGGAACAAATGGAGTCAGAGATTCCACTGATATTAAAAAATGATATGGTTATACAATTTCATGAAGATCGTATTATAGATCTAGAAGAGAGAAAGAATGGAAACCATTAAAATTGTTTTTGCAATACTCATGATACAAAATGGTTCTACTGTAGAGATGGTGCCTACGGATGGCCTCAGTGATTGCCTTAAGCAGAAGCGTATTATCTCTCGTAATATTGGAGAAGACCAAGAAGGCATATACATGAGCTGCAAAGAAGTAGAAGCTGTTGTATACGAAGACATGGGCCGATTAAAAATTAAAGAGATCATCGAATAATACTTGTAATCACAAGTAAATTTACTTATATTTACACCATGGGATTACCCAAACTATTAACTGAACAGCAAAAGAAATTTGCGGAGCTATTGGTATACAATGAGGGACGTAAGACACCTACTGAATGTGCTAAAGAAGCAGGCTATGCCGAAGGTTCGTGCCATGTGCGCGCGTCTGAGCTGCGCAATCCAAACAAGTTTCCACTCGTTGTCAAATACATTGGCGAACTCAGAACAGAAATACAGAAAAAATACGAGGTTAGCTTTGAACGGCACATCACAGAACTCGGTCGTATACGCCAAGAAGCTCTTGCAAAGGGAGCTTTCTCGGCAGCTACAAATGCGGAGGTTGCGCGAGGTAAAGCAGCAGGACTATACATCGAACAAAAAATAATTAGAACAGGCAAGCTAGAAGATATGTCTATTGAAGACTTAGAAGCTAAGATGAAAAGAATATACCAAGAGAACGAAGTATTAATAAAAGGAGATTATACATTAGTAGATGAGAAAAGCTAAATCATATCAGGAGCACACTGCTGGCCCTAAAAAGAGAACCTCAATAGGACACAGCGTACGTTCACGTCCTAAAAATAAACATAAACGTAAAAACTTTAAACAATACAGAGGTCAAGGAAAAAGGAGATAACATGGCTACTAAAAATAAAGACGATATGACTCTTACAGAGTTACAAACTAATGAACTGTTGAACACAGAAGCAAGCTCAATAGAAAAAAAATTAAAGACAGCACACAACTATTATGATGTTAAGAATCTACTGACGGTGCTTACTAAGTTTGCTACATCCGAAGTTGGAGCGAACGCCAAGGTTATATTAGTGTTACCAGAAGGCCGTAATCCTATGCAAAAAGAATTTAATATAAGAGAAATTACACTTGTAGAAAACAAAATCGTAGGGTCAAGAGAGAAGTATCGTTGCGCTATTCTCGTTCAATAGTTTACTATGAAACCCGAGTCAAAACTCTGGCAAAAAGTTAAGAAGAATACACCTAATATTACATGGACGCGCGTTGAATCTTGGGCATCTTTTGGCTTTCCTGACTTAGTCGGATACACTAAGAACACTGGGTTTTTTACCGTTGAGTTAAAAGTAACGAAAAGTAATCGAGTAGCTCTCTCACCGCACCAAATAGCCTTCCATGTCAAGCATCCAACCGATACATTTATCTTAGTCCAGGCCCACGAGCCCCGATCCGTGATACTTGTTCCAGGGACCATGGTCCGGGAGCTTGCGGACTCTGGCTTGAGCGCTTGCTCGCTTGCGCCTGTGCCCTTTAGCTCGCTTGAGACCCAATTGCTTGCGCGCTTGTGAGCTTGAGTGCTTGCGCGTTAGAATCATTCTAAACTGGCCCGGCGCTACGTTGACACTTAATCGCGCTGCGGGCCCTTCGCCTACCTTGACGGAACCCAGGTTCACGGGCCACGTGCCATGGCCTCCGCTGGGGGTTGCTCGGGTATTACCGAATATCGTATGAGGGGATGGGGCCCGAAGGCCCCTGTTAGCTAGTCTTCGACGATGACACTGTTGGCCAGCGTGTGCTCGTACTTCGAGCGCCACTCGTCGCGCTCCGCAACGTTCAACTTGTTCTCCTGATCCAGAAGAAAGATCTTCTCGTCCAGTCGATTGTTCTCCTCCTCCAGCTTCTGGACCTGCGCGCTCAGCATCTCGGCCCGCGTTTCGGCCTCCGCACTTCTCCACTTCTCGTCCAGTATTCTCTTCTCGGTTTGATCTGTCATAAGTATCCTTTCTATTAATTGTTATCATGTTATCCCATATTCTGAGTCTTTTGTCAAGTGCCTTGTGGCTTGATCGCTTGCGCCTGAGCGCTTGAGCCTTGCGCGCTTGCGGTCGTATTCTTTCATCGCTTGTCGCCTCAAAGTTTTTTGTATTCTATTTTTGTATAAAGGCTCGATCCTTTCTCTTGTAAAGAGAAAGGTCCGCCCGATTAGCGGGTTAGTGTTTGCCATATGCTATATTTGGAATTGACTGGTCCCAGCAGGCGCGGCACGTCTTGCACTCATTGCCTTGATCAGGGGCCGGGCACGTGCGGCCACTGGATACAACTGTACTTGTCAGGGCCCAGGACTTTGGCGCGTTGCCATCAACCATTGTTGCGCTTAATCTTATTGTTAGATTGCCCGGCACCTCAACCGGGTCAATCTTAGAAAGGATCCCGGACTCCCTTGTAGGTATCCAGTGCGCGATGTCAGGCGTAAGCCTGCATACATCGAATATTTTTCGTAAGTGTTCTATTGTTTGAATGTCGCCTGAGTCATGCCATCTAAAATATTTAGACTTGCGCGCGTTAATGTCCGCGGCCATTGTCTCAACCCAGCGCGGGTCCTGGATGCTTGCCAGTCTTCGATGCATTGCTTCTTTAACATTGGGGAACCTGTAGCGGCCTTTCAAGGCATAGCAGCCATGACACACCGAGCCCGGTACCTTAACCAGCTTAGAACCTATCTTGCATTCTGTAGCCGGCAGGTTGTAAGCATAGCCTGGCATCTTAGAGGGCTTGCTAAGCCCTCCAGTAATTACTTTTCTATTTGACGCGTTCATAGTGACACCGTTTCATGTCTTCTTGTCATGATGTGTTTGAACACGTCGTAAGGTTTGCCGGCCCCATGTTTAGTATACATATACATATGTGTATCTTTACAATTGAAGCCTTTAGATGCAGCGTTATCAAACGCCGCCTTTGCGTCTCTTATATATATTTGTTTTATTTCCACTTTGTTATCCTTTCTATTATTAATATCATGTTATCCCATACTATTTAAATAATGTCAATGTATTTTTGCTTGTTGCTTGCCGCTTGATGCTTGTAGCTTCGCGCTGCTTGCGCCTTTGCACCCAGTAATCGTTAACAGTGCCTACGATCCGCGGACCAGGTGCCGCGGGACTCTCGCCCCGCAGCATCTTGCTATTATATGTTGATTTATTACTCACCGGCGGTTGTAACTTTTAACACTCGGTCTTTGTAGCCGTCGTCCTGTGGACCTAGTCTTGCCAGCCATATTTTTTTAGCTTCGACTTTTATTTTTTCTTTGTTGCCTTTCAGTCCAAAGACCTGCTTCCACCATGCCAGTGCCGGCGGCTGTGTGCGCGTCAACTTCATCGGATGCAACATCAATGCTTGATACATTAGGCTAAGTTGTAAGTCCGCTACCTTAACGTCTCCGCTGGTGTCACTTGTACCAATGTGTACAGTTTTTTGTGAGTCTTGCGGTACTAATCGTTTTCTATAATCTTGTGTCATATTATATCCTTTCTATTATTAATATCATAATGTCCCATATTCATGACACATTGTCAAATAAAAAATGCGCTTGTTGCTTGCGGCTTGTCGCTTGCGCCCTGGAGCATCGACGCGTGCTACCTCCAGGGCTTGAAGGTCTAGTAGTTTAATGTCACTTCTTGAGATAACCTTCTCGCACTCAATGGCTGACACCAGGGCTGGACCGCGGTCCGAAGACAAGATACTTGAGTCTACTACACTACTGTCTATCTTGTCACCGCACAGCGTTGGTGAGAGCCCTTGTACGCCGTTATCTAGGATCGGTTATATATCTGACGCCTAGAATTAAAGACAGATACTTTTAGCACTCGGTAGCTCTCATAGTTTATACTTGGGCTTACAGATATATCTACCATGCCAAGTTTTAGAAGTATTAATTTACCATGGCAAAACCTTGCGTTGGTATAGCAACTTCAACTTCTTTTGGTTGCTGTTCTCTTGCAGTCTGTC